CCCAGAGGCCGGGGCCGGCGGCCGGAAGCCCCACCGAGGTAGCTGACGGGTACAGAATCGATGATATTACGTCACAAAGCCAAGCCGCAGACATCAACCCCTACCCTCAAGCGACCGTTGATAATGTTATCGACAAACTGAACGCCGGCACTCCAGCACAGCGCCGCCTAGTTCGCGATGAGATCCGCAAACAAACCGGCTACGATGTTCACGACATACGAGGCATGAAACAGTATCCAACCATCGTACAGTCAGCATATAACCGCGTCGTCGGCAGCCAGGAGTGGATTGACGCTAGCAAAAAAATCCACGTCAAGGGTACGGAAGCTAATCGCAAACCTGATCTAACAGAGTTTGCTCTAGCGAAAGGTGTGGACGAGCAAGGCAAGCCAATATTCGATCTGGTCCCGCTTGACGGCAATAAACATACTATCAGCAGTACTGGTATGGTAGTCGACAAAGACGGCAAGAGTGTTGGTAGCTACGTCGGTATCGATGAGAACGGCAATCAGCATGCGTATGTTGAGGGTAAACCAGTCAATCTGGGTGCTATCGTCGGAGATATTGAGCGCTGGGGTAACAGAAATAACCCGCTTGCAGACATCGACCGTATCATCGACGCAAACGCACCAGATGCCGCAACGGCCGCAGCCACCAAGGAATTTACTTCCGTATTCAAAGACAGCCAAGAAGCAGCCATGAAAGTCGAGCTGAAATCTCGCCGCGATGGACTAACGAAACTAGAAAGCAAGATGTTAGACAACCTACCATCTCGCCAGCTGCGAAAAGACCTAACCGAAGATATGTTCGACCTCGTAGAAAAGAAAGTCGATGTTGCCGACCTGAACGCCAAATACGGCAAAGACTACGTAGACACCTACATGAAGCCAGCGGTGGATTGGTGGCGTACTCACGCAGACGATATCCTCAACAACACTAACCGTGTACTGGAAGCCAACGGCTATGACCCAATACCGCGCCGCAAGAACTACATCTCGCACATCATGAGCGACCCGTCATTCTTCGAGAAGGTTGGACTGAAGATTAAGGACATCACCGGAATGAATGGCTCGGTGAGCGGTGAAGCAATCCCTAGCGGAGTACGCGGGGGTGTTCCTGACGAGATAGTCGGAAATACTGAAAACACTGGTGCACGCCGCAAGTGGAATCCATTTGCACAGACACGCCGCGGCGAACTAGCCAACAAGGACTTCTTCGGTGCTATCGACAGGTACTACGAGGCAATGCTCTACAACCAGTACATGACTCCTGCTGCTTCACGCGTGCGGGTAGTTGAAAACGCCTTCCGAACATTCCAGAAAGCTAAGGAGATTAAGCTAGACAAAGCTATCGAAGAACTCGGATTTAACGAAGCGATGGCGCAAGTCGAGACCGGCAAGCCAAAACACAAGAACTTCAAAGAAGGCGAGCGCTCCCCTCTCATCGCCGCATGGCAGGAATATGGCAATATCCTTGCTGGAAAAACGAACGCCATTGACCGATTGGCCGTTGATAAAGGCTTTGGTAGGGCTGTAGATGTTTCAATCAAGGCACAAGGTATCGTCGGCGCTAACACTATACCAGGCTCAGCCACGGCAGCCGTAGCGCAGGTCCTAAGTGTTCCGCAGACAATTGCTCGAGACGGGTTGCCATCGTTCATGAAAGCTGTCAAGCAGATGATCCACTCTGGCTTTGACGAAGCAAGCGACCCGCTGAATAAATCTTCATTCATGAAAGCCCGCTATACCGACGCCTCATCGCAGCGGCGCGGCATCATCCGAAAGTACACTGATACTGCCTCCATTCCGATGGAAGCTATTGAGAAGTTTACTGGAGAGCTGAGCTGGCGCAGCGCATACAACGAGGCACTCAGCAAAGGACTGACTGGAGACGCAGCTATTAGGCAGGCTGACCTAGCTGCCAAGGCGACTCTAGCTGGGCGCGGCATTGGCGACCGACCATTGGTCATGAACTCGAAAGTACTCGGTGTGTTCACACAGTTTGGGTTAGAAGTAAACAACATGAGACTACAGTTCTTTAAGGACTTTACACCCGCCCAGAAAGCCAAATTCATCATCGCAGCAGCAGCTGCTAACTATGGGCTGAAGATGGTAACCGGACAAGAACAACTGCCAGACTTCCTGAAGGCGACAATAGACACTTATAACGACTTTGCCAGTAACGAGGACGATGCTAACGACAACCTTCTAAATAATACCGCGCAAGCAGGTCAGCGTTTTCTAGGCGAAGCCTCCAAGTTTGTTCCGGGTGGTCCCGCACTTGTTGGAGCATTTATAGACGACAAAACTAAGAAAACCATTTTTGGCGAAGATTCAGACATTTCCCGTTACGGCACGCCCGCTGTATCAAAGTTGATTAAGGCTGGACTTGCCGCTGGCGAGGGTTTATCGAGCGGTGATGCTGGTAAGATTGGCACCGCAATGCTTGATATAGTCCCAACCGGTGCGCAGATGAAGCGCACAATTCAAGGGGCTACTGCCCTAAAAGATGGCTATACACAGGATAGCAAAGGCAACATTCAGACACCTGTTGACCGCTCGCCAACAAATATCGTTAAAGGAATGCTCTTCGGCAAGAATGCCCTTGATGAGCAGAAGCAGTTCTATGACACCAAGCAGCATGCGCTCAGTGATAAAGACAGTGCTGCGTTTAGAGAGATGCTATCCAACAATCCTGAAGAGGCTAAGCGGTATTATAGCCTCGTTCAGGATTCAAGGAAGATGGATATTCTGGAGAAGCGTGCTAAAAATGGCGACACCGCAGCAATGGATAAACTCAGCAAAATGTCTCAGGCGACTGGCTCAGACGGACTGCCCGTGGTGCTAAAAGCCAAGATTGCTCGCGGCAACTACACACAAGACGGTGATGGGACGATCAGAACAAAAGGCGGCGAAGTTGCTCGAGAAGTTCATAAGAGACTTGCTAAAGATTCAAAAGATGAATCAGACGCCACCTACCGCAACTACGTACTAGGCTACGGATTAAAGCAGAGAGGTTCGAGCGAAACAAGCAGCAATACCGGAAACGATATTACCGATAAACTATCTGCCCTCGCCGCTCAATCAAACGATAAAGCAATAGTCCATCAAGCTATCGACCTGAACAAGAACAAGAAGTACGCCGATATGCCGGCCTGGGTTAAAGAACGCTACGCTGCAGAAAATGGCATTGACAAGGAACAGCTAACCTATGCAACGCAGGCAAGCTATAAAGCAGATGTTAAACTGCAATACCTCAAAGAGGCAACCAAGGACATGTCGAATGAGCAGCTGGTTAACACTCTATACGCTGGACGCAGGAAGTCGATCGCCGACAAGTGTTTTGTAGAAGATTCTATGCTGAAGAATTTCTACAACGACGGACGTATCTCCAAAGATCGGTACCAAGCCCTGCGGTCCTTAATCATGGACGAAAACGGTAATGTTACTTCGCAATCCAGAAATGGTGGCGGAGGTGCTAGACGCGGCTCAAGCGGTAGCGGTGGACGACGAGGCGGTACTGTCAGTGGGATTTCAGTACCAGACTACAACGTCAAGATGATGAAGCTTTCTAGCCCGTACGGCTTTGCAAAAGATCCAAACGTAAGCCTTGGCAACGTCGGCTCAAACAAGAGCATCGTTACCGGCATCAAAGCCCCGTCACAGTTCAAAATTAGTAAGTCGGCGCTACCAACGCCGCGCGTAAGATAAGGAGTTCAGAATGAAAGTCAACGAGATATTAAAGAGCGTCCACGTAGCATACGAACAAGCAGCAGATGCGCCTGCACTCAATGATGAGGACGGACAAATACGACTAAACCTACTACAGAAGGCTGTGCGCCGCTGGTCAACAGATAACGTTACTAAATGGAATGAGCTGTTTAGCGTAGGTGATATCGGTCCTATTCAACCTGGGCAGCGCGAGTATGACCTGCCGGAAGGATATTCGCTATCTAGCGGATTCTACCTACAGGGCAGCTCAGAACCGCTGCATGTAAACTCCCCTAGCCAGCTAACTGGCGAAGATGGCAAGTTTGTTACTATCCTGGGAAATCCACAAATCGGACACAAACTTCGGCTAGGTTGGATACCAAAATCTAGCGATCAGGAAATTGACAAAACTATCGTCGTTAAATACTACCGCGAACCATTTATTCCAACAAAACTAGACGATGTGCTAGAAATGAGCGACCCAAACTTCGCCATAGCCTACGTAATAGCAGAGCTGTTCGTAAATGACGATGCCAACCTATACACGAAATATAACAGTGACGCCATGATACTTCTAGCAAATATGCGACAGCGCAATGAGCTAGCTCCTGACGGGCAGTTTAGCGGACTTGAGGGCGACATTGGGATGGGAGGAGATTGGTAATGGCAGTACAAACTCCCCCACGTATGACAGGCGGCAGCGCTAAAACACAGAACATTATCATCCCGAATTTTAGCGGTGGTGTTAACAGCTATCTAGACGAGGCACGCCTACCGAATAACACACTCCGTTCTGCCGTAAATTACATGCTAAGGCAGGATGGTGTGCTGTATCCGCGTTGGGGTACAAAAACGTTTTTCCCTGTTCTAGACAAAATGCCCGACGGCTTTGACAAGTTCACCGTAAAAATGCTAGCAACAGCCAGCGGGCTAGAAGAATGGGCTATCATCGTGGAAGACGGCGTTGTCAAGCGATCAAACGGCGGAGCATGGCAGGAAGCAACCGGAGAAAAGCTTACACCTGGATATGAAGCAAAGTTCTATCAAGTGGACGATTGCGTATACATCGTCAATGGTAAGGATGTTCTGGCGTTCTACGACATCGCCAACAATAAGGTGAAGAAGTTTGAAGGTATCGACACGCCAAAAAACCTCAAGGTTACCAATTCTAAGAATCTAGCAACCGGCAGCTATTCCAACTTTTATAAAGTCTCGGCGGTCAATGAGGTTGGCGAAACAATGGCATCAGCTGAGATCTCCGTAAAAACCAACCGTATCCGCAACCAGTGGCGCCAGACAGGCGAAGTTGAGGACTATCTGGAATTAACCTGGGATGCCGTACCAAAAGCCACCCGCTACAACATCTACTACAGCGACATGTCGAATGATGAAACGTATATTGACTCGGTATCGACTAACTCGTATCGAGATTTGGGGCGTACCGCACAAAACGTAGCCGTGGAGGCTCCTGTAGCCGACACCACGTCCGGTCCCGTTCTTCGTGATATCACTGGATCGAGCTACCGTATATTTGGCGTTGGTGTAGACGACAAGGTTTACTGGGGCGGCGTTGGTAAATATATCAGTGCATTCAATGCCTTCTACGGCGGCGGCTGGGTCGAGATAAACAAAGGTACTGGTGAAATACCAATCACCGTCCGCAGTTATCGTGATGGGCGTGGTGAACCAGTAAACGTAGTGTTTATGACAACCGCATCTGGTGAGGGTTCTCAAAACCAGCTTACGCTCACCTCGATGACTGTTGGTAATACATCGTTCATTGTACCGAATATCGCCCGGGTTGTCGGTTCTTACGGTACATACGCCGCCGGCTCAGTTACTGAGGCAGATAACAACCTATTCTTTACCTGCTCCAGAGGCAAAAATACCACTGGCGCTAAACCTGACCTGCTGAACGTATTGAGTACTGAAGAAGTTAGTCTAGCTATTCGCCCAGATTTTGATGGTATCAACCCGCTATATGGCCGCGGGATATCGAGTGTACACTTTGATGGAAAAATATTTGACGCCGTACCAGCCGCCCAATCCAAGGTTAATAATGAAATCTGGATACTGGACTTGCAGCTGAAGGCATGGATACGTCCGTGGACTATTGGTATCAAGAAGCTTATTACCTTTACTCCGAGCGATGGACGCGAGCGATTGATGGGACTTCGCTCAACACCAGACAACAACGGCAAATATCGAATTGTCGAGTTTAGCGAAAAGTACATAACCGATGACGGCGAGCCTTTTGTGTCTACGTTCCGGACAGGACTGCTCCACTTCGATAAGGGACATATGAGCTGGGCAAAAATGAAGAAGACCTACATCGAGCTACTACGCGTGAGCGGATCATTGTCCATTGCGGTGAGCGGCACCGGCAAGAAACGTGTTTTGCACACTCTGAAAGACATTACGGTCTCTAGTGCCATGGTAACGACCGGATTTAACAGCGATAAATTCAACGATTTTGCATTTAACGATACAGAAGGAGGGCACGTAACTTTTAGCGACCCAAGTACTAAAAAATCACTGAAAATAAATAAGGTGGTCAATAACTACCGAGTAGACGGCAGATCGAGCAACGCCTCCTATGGTATAGCCACGATCACATCTGTGGTCATACCAAAGAAAGTGCCAGACCCTGCCAGCTGGAAGAAGTAAATAACTAAAGGAAAAATGAAATGGATAAACTACGAAAAACTTCAAACATACCGCCTACAACATTAAGTGCATCAATTAGCGATACAGATACGACGATTCCGCTATCCTCTACCGTAGGTGCGGAAACCAGTACGTGTATTGATATCGTCATCGATAGAATTGACGCTGCTGGTGAAAAGACTCCTGACAAAATGGAAGTCGTCACGGTCCTGATATCTGGAAACAATGGCACTAACGCTGTTCGAGGGCGTACTGCCCCGGCTATGCCGCACGAGCAAGGTGCTGTGGTTGAATACAACATCTCAACGTCTGTATTGCATAACGATTTGATTGATGGCATGTCGTCAATCTTAACTCTCGAAGGCAAGCCAAAAGAAAAATCCATACCTCTCGATTCTATCAATGGAGGTACCAAGACAGGTGTGCTTATGGTAGGAGAAGAAGGAAAAACTGCACCTGGTAAGCTCACTCCAGAAAACATCAATTTAGCGACGCTCAATAAACTAGGATTCTCTTCCGTAACGGTTAGACCTGATACTGGCAATTATTACAATAGCGGCTCTAACCGTGTTCGGCTCAAAAAAGTAATCAAACAACATGGTAATATTACTGTTGATACAGAAAACAATGAGTTTATAGTCGGCAAAGATATATCTGAAGTTGAAGTATACGCCTCTGTTATGGCAGAGGGGTTGTCGACCTATCTATATCTCCTTGTCCAAATTAAGAGGAAGGGTTCACGAGATTATGAACAACTTGAACAAACCCTAATTGGGCCTTCAAGTGGCTATGGCGGAATCTCTCTCTTTGCATCTATCAGTGTCAACGAGGGCGATAGGGTCTCTGTACTACATGACTGCACTGGTACTATCCGTGGTAATCATTCAGTAGTTAAGGTAAAGTCAGCGTAGGTTACTTAACATAAACATATTTATACTCACACCGCAATCTCCTCAAGGATACGTTCCTACAATTTCGATGTTGCGCAATTTTGTCTGTTTTATTGATAAAATCACGCCTCACAATATATAATACAATCAGTTAGCTACAATGTAGAGACTGCCAATTTGATCTAATGGTGATCAGCGGCAGTCTTTTATTTTGGCAAAGGATAGCAAATGAAAGAAATAGACTTAACAGAATTTGGCGAAATGAAATCAGACGTAAAGCATGTCAAAGAGGCTGTTGACGAGATAAAACGCACGCTTGCCAGCCAAGATAATGTTAGCCGTTCTGAACACCATGAACTAGCCACTCTCGTCTCCGCCATGAAAGAGAGTTACGATAATCGTCTAAATACTCTGGAAGGACAAAATAACGTCAATGCTGCCACGTTCACCGGAAGGCTCGGTAAATGGTTCAATGACGCAATGGTCCAGGAAATCGGTAAGATTATCATCGCAGCAATGTTATTCCACCTTTACAATAGCCAGATAACTACTCAAATACAGAAGACCCAAGACGAGATCAATAAAACTAATCACTACGTCAATTCGCGGCTAGAGGCGGAGGCAAAGAAATGATCACTCTACTAATATCTCTCGCTACAATCTCGCTCATTCTCTACCTGATTTTTCGTAATAACAATGATCAAGGAGGTCAAATATGAAATTAGAAAAGAAAACTACAAGACAGCTGTCAATCGCGGTTGGCTTGCTGTCATTCGGCGCGTTCGTCGTGCAGGGGCTCGGCGACATTTGGGGCTTTGCTGCAGTTGCTAAGCAGCTGACAAGTACGGCGCTGCTGTTTGCCGGCGGTGTTAACGTCTACTTTCTAGGCGTGACAAATCAGAAGAATAACCAGGACAGAAAGGAATCAAAATAATGGAAACTACCAAGTATAACGCGCTAGAAGAATTGCATAATGAACTGAATCGCGGCACACCAGGCGATGAAGTTTCTCTTAGTATCGGTGGCAAAGAGGCGCTGAAAATCAAGTTTCAAACTGGCGGCACAGCTACTACAGAGCGTAACGGTGTATTTATCGAGGACTTGCTTATTGTAGCTTACGCAAAGCTAGCGGGCTACAACCGAGAATTGCCTTGTCGCGAAAACAGTGTAGCCCTTACGAAAATCGAGGAAGCTATCATGTGGCTGGCTAATCGCAAAGCTGAGCGTGAAGCTCGCGGCGTGTATGGCACTGAGGAGAAGTAGCAATGAAGAGAATAGTATCAAAGTTTAAGAATTTTCTCGCCAACCGCCTTGCCGTGATTCTGGTGGCGGCGGTCGTAGTGTTGTCGGCGACATTCGTCATTGTCGGCAAGCAAGCTGAGGACGGTAGTATCACCCTTGACGGTTCAAAAGCCAAGTATTCTAAAGCAACTGAGAAAGCTTTGTGCGAGCTAGCCAAGAAACGTGAGACGGCAATTGCTGGCATTATGGGTCTAGACGTGCCGCAGGATTCCGGTTCGGGCTGTGAAGCACCCGACAAAGAGCTAGCGCAGATGGGTTCTGGTGTGTATTACAAGACCGACCTATCAAGTCCTGCGGCATTTGTGAATGCTATGAACGGCCGCGGGTTTAATGAGGGCTACGGACTACAATGCGTGGCAGGCTTTAAGCAGTTTATGTTTAGCCTGAGCGGTCGTGTCGTGCCGACACGCACTGGTGGCGCGAGCGGCTACGCAAACCAAGTTGGCGAAATCCAAGCGTTAGGCTTTACCTGGCACGCTGGACAGGCTAGCATGAAGGACGGTGACTGGGCGATATTCGGTGGCGGCCAATACAGTCATGTAGCCATGTATTACCAGGGTAAGTTCTTCGGACAGAACCAAGGCTCAGGCAATATCTACGTCGGCAACGCATTCAATCTGATGGACTTAGGCGGCTACCGAAACTCAATCATCGGCTACTACCGGCCTAATATCTGGAATGGCACTGCTAGCGCGCCAGCCGCTCCAGCAGCCAGCTCAAAAACAGTGAATGACCAAGTGGTGGCAGATGTATTGAAAGGTGTGTACGGCAGCGGCAACGACCGCATATTACGACTACAAGCCGCTGGCTACAATCCAGCTGAAGTACAAGCAGCCGTTAATTCACGTGTAGCAGCACAAGCTCCACGAGCAACCGCACCAGCTTCGACAGGCTACGTTCAGCGAAGCGGTGGCGATTACGTCGTGCGTCGCGGCGACACGCTCGGCGACATTGCATTGAGAAATGGTTGGCACGGTACGAACGGGCTGTTCGGTAATTCTGGCTATACACAGCGGCTGGCTGAGCGAAATGGTATTGCTAACCGCGGGTTGATTTATCCAGGGCAAAAAATACAGCCATAATTGAACTGTTCGGAAATTCCGAACAACTGAACCGCCCCCACAGCCCGCGGGC